GGTATGCGATTGCTACTACTGGCACAGTCACTAAGGCTGATGTCGCTAAAGCAAGCAACGATGCTATCCAAAAAGCCGAAAATCAGGCTAAACAGGTCAAAGACACTAAGTAGCGTACAGATACACGCTTTTAGGCTGTAAAACGCTTGTAGAGGCATTCTAGGGCTTATTTGACCCTAATCTTGCTCGTAACGTCTAATCTTTTTACGCTGGTCAGGTGTTGTAGCACCCCAAATACCGTATTCTTCAAACATCCCCACTTTTAGGCATTTATCCATTACAGGGCATCGCATACAAATCTCACGTGCAGTTTCTATTGTTTCGTTTCTTATTCGGGGATGCGTGTTTGGGGCAAAGTCTTCAGGGAAGAAAATCTCTGGCACTTGCTCACACTCCACCCCACCTAAATCTGTTATAGCTTCATGCAGATCTAAAGTTATACGATTTAGAAACAGTTTGTCAGTGGTCATACATAAACTTTAGGTATGAGTAAAGACAAAATACATGAAATCCTTGAAACTGCTATCAGTTTAGGTACACACGCAAATCAATCTCCAGAGTGGTATGCATTACGCAATCAGCCAGGAGTTATCTCAGGCAGCGAAATCGGCACTATTCTTGGGCTGTCACCTTGGGTAAGTGCAATCACTTTGTGGGCAGAGAAGACAGGCAAACTTGAACGCTCTGTTACTCCTAATACTGCGATGCGTTTAGGGACACTTGTTGAACCTGCTATACGTCAGCTGTACATGGAATCACATCCTGAGCATACTGTTGTTGAAGTAGGGACATACGCTGCAAAGGATGCTGAGTGGATGCACGCTAACCCTGATGCGATCTGTTTAGACGAAAACGATAACGGCTACATCCTTGAAATCAAACACACAGCAACCTATTGGGATGCTATTCCTGAAAACTATAAGGCTCAAGTGTATTGGTATATGCATGTATTTGGTTTGCGTAAAGCAGTGTTTGCTGTAGTCAATGCAGGCCGATACAAAGAATATGAACTGCTTTGGGATGACTTTGAGTTTGATGCAATCCTGCAACAAGTAAACAAGTTTAGAACCTATGTTTTAGACAACATTCAACCTGACTGGGATGGAAGTGAGTCAACCTATGAAACTGTTAGACAGCTTGCACCTGGCATTGAAGCACGTGACGAAGAACTAGGGCAGTTAGGTATTGAACTAATCAACGCACAAACAGACTTTGATGCAGCTGAAACACATCTAAGAGAAATGAAGTCACGTGTTATCGGTGCGTTGAACGGTGCAAAGAACGGAACTGTAGACGGTCAAGTTGTGGCAACACTATCTCAAAGAGCAGGGAACGCCCCTTATCTAACAATCAAGAAAGCAAAAGCATGAAAATAAGTGATCTAAAAGGACTAACAGTAGGCAACAACATCGCCATAGTTATTCGCAACGACAAACTCAAAAGCACATCTGTTTCAGGTGTCTTATCAGGTATTCAAGTCCTAGACTCAGGCAGCGTAGGCGTAACACTTTATGGTTTGCCACAATGGATTTGGTTAGAAAAGAACATGACTGTAACTTGGAGCGATAACTAATGGCACACTTCAACCTATCCGAGTATCAAACTGTTCAAGAGCGTATAGATCTCTTCTGGCAAAAGTGGGGCAGTGGCAGAATCAATCTTGAGTTAGTAACTTTTACACCTGAGCAGGTTGTGTTCAAGGCAGAAGTGTATTTGCATAAAGATGACCTTTATCCTGCAACGGTTGACTTCGCTGAAGAACGCCTAGGGTCTTCGCCTGTAAACAAAACATCTTTTGTTGAGAACTGTGCAACGTCAGCTGTAGGTAGAGCAATCTCTATGCTAGGTGGCGAGTTTAGTCCTAAAGGGAAACGGCCTTCAGCAAGTGAAATGAGCAAAGTAGCCAGGCTAAGCACTCCTGAAGTAGCTCGTAACTGGCAGGCTGCACTAGATAACATCAACGACATTGAAGGCTTACGATCGCTATACAACGAAGCGAAACAAGGTAAAGCCCCTACTGCTATTCTGGAAGCAATCAAGGGTAAGGCCGATGGAATCACTGGAGCTGCTTCAAGCAATTAGCGTACTCTCTGCACACATCAGAGAGTTAGGTGAACTTGTCGTTTCCCTTACAGATGACCCTGTTCTTCGGGGCAAGACCCTTGTCAGGCTAAATGAGCAAACTATTAGGCTCAACACGCTGATAAGTTACATGGATTAGGTGTTTTCTTTGTAGTTGTGGTTAGATGTCTTCATGACTCGGACACAATACGACGTAGAAAATGAGATTGTTTACTGCCCACGCTGCGGCATAACCACAGACAAAGAGCAAGTTTACAAACGTAAAATACGCAACGCAGTCAACCCAACTTGGTGTCGTGACTGTCGTGATGATCGCACAGACATTAGACGTGACTACAAGTGGAATCACCCTGTATTAGGCCGTATCAGTTGTTGGCTGTGGATTTATGAGCTAAACGATGACTGGTTGCCTATTGATGAGCAAGGAAACTTGTTTCGCCCAGGGGAAAGACTTTGTGGCTTAAAGGACTGTGTTAGACAGACACACATCATTGAAACAGATGCTAAGGTTTCAGATAAGATAAAAGTGGAGTCAGCCCTAGCAAAAGAACTGACCCCACATAACCGATAAATCACCTATCGGCATATTCATTCTAGCAGTGAGTAGCCGAAGAAAGGCTACACATTGAATAAAGAGTTTCAGACTAGACAAGCCGAAATTTATGAGCTTGAAGCACTCCAGAAGCAGGCGAGAAAAGCCAAAGACTGGGATTTAGAAAATCAACTATACGGCTACCATGCTGAACTAAAACAATGGCAACAACAGGTCATTATCAATGAATGGAAGTTTGTTGTTCTTGAATGGTTTGCAACTGAAAGTGCAGCCGAAAGACTGAACACTGTCTTGACCTATGGGATTGTTGGCTTTGCACAGGATAAACAGGCTAGGAACAAGTTTGTTACCCAGAAACATGATTTACGAACACCAATCACAAAAGCAAAAGAACTACGCTTCTGGACTTATTGGCGTGATAATGCTCAATGTGCTTACTGTGACAAAAGCCTAGATAAATCTAATAGTCAGATAGATCATGTCATTCCTGTTTCGGCTTGGCCTGCAGAGTTTATGTTCTTGGCTGAAGACATCTCAAATCTTGTAGCTTCCTGTAAATCTTGCAACCTAAAGAAACTTAATTTTCTGCAGTTGCCAGATAAAGCAGTTCAACACGTTGAGATTGATACTTGCCTGCCAAAGCAAAACAGTTTAGATGAGCCATGTCCAAACGCTAGTCAAGAAGATTGCGATACCTGTGGACTTGCTTCTATTCAAGTAATGTGTAACGTTCATGGGCAGGTTCAAATGCAGCTGTGCAAGTTGACAGCCATGAAGAAGTATTTAGGACACAACTAATGGGCTACAACGAAATGGATAAGGTTTGGGATAACTCTCAAGCCAGCAAGACAGACAAGCTAGTTCTATTGGCGATTGCTAGAAGGTATAAGCCTGGAGTGGGTGCATGGCCTAGCCAAGACTACCTATCCAAGATTTGCGGTGTTGATAAGAGATCCATAAGAAACAGCATTACACGCCTTGAAGCGTTAGATGAGTTGAAATGGGTTAGGGGAAGCAATCTCTCGAAGAAGGCTAATTTGTATTGGATTACCTGTATAGAAACGACAAAAACTTCCGCTATCTCAGTTACAGAAACTTCCGCTATATCTGCAAAAACTTCCGTTGAAAACGACAAAAACTTCCGCCTATTAAATAAACAAATAAATAAAGTAAATAACAAAGCGTTTTTTGATTTTTTAGGGAATTTCCCAAACATGACTGTTGATGAAGCCAAGGTCTATCGTGCCTGGACAAAAGCACTCCTAAAGGGCACTAGTGAAGATTTACTTGTTACTGCTTCGCAGGCTAATAGGGAAATGCTTGAACCTGATGCTTGGTTGAACTTTGAGAAGTGGAAGAGCTATAAACCTGTTGTTGATGAGATTGCTGAACTTAGGAAAAGGAGTATCTGATGAATGTTGATGTTGATGTTTTGAATGAGTCACGTGTTTTGGGTGGTTTGATGGAGTTTGGTGATCAGGCTTTGTGGGATTTGCATTGGGATGTGAAGTATTTTGATGATACTGGGATGCGTGAAGTGATGCAGCTTATTTTGGAGCAGGTTGATGTGAATGAGCCGTTTGACCGTTTTACTGTTGCTGTGAAGGCTCAACGTAAGTTTGGTGACGGTGATTTGAAGTTTCGTATTTTGTGTTGTCATGAAGATAAGCCGTTTACGATGGTGGATCTAAAGTTTTGGCATGGGTTGCTTGTTGATGCTTGGAGAGAAAGGGAAGTGCAGTTGCAGGCTAAACGTATGTTGGATAATCCTGATGATATTCCTGATGCTATGCAGGCGATTGCTGAAGCTAACGCTTTGGTGAAGGGTTTTGATGTTTTGAAGACTGTTCAGGAAGATTACGATGAGCATTTGCAGGTTCGTGAAGATGGGGTTGCTTTATTGCCTACAGGTGAACCGTCTATTGACAGGTTGTTGGGTGGTGGTTGGCGAGCAGGGATTTATGGTATTGCTGGTAGGCCGAAGCAGGGTAAGAGTATGGTGATGCTTCATTTTGCACGTAAGTTAGCTGAGCAGGGCAGGAATGTTTTGTTTGTGTCTTATGAGATGGATAAGCATCAGGTTTATGACCGTTTGCAAGCTGCAGTGTTGGGCATTGATTCTAACAAGATTGCGAAGAATGAACTTGATTTTGATGCTGATGGGGATGGTGTTTGGGCTAGGGATAAGGTTCGTTTCAGTAAGGATAAGATGCCAGGCAGTTTGGTGATTACTGCTCCTGTGGATCGTGATGTTACTGATTTGTATAAGTTGATTGAGCGTACAAGGAAGAAGTTGGGTGGGTTGGATGCTGTGTTTGTTGATTATGCTCAGATTATGACTTTGCCGAAGCATAGGGGTACTGAAGCTGAGATGCACTCTGCTTTGTCTAGCCGTTTGCAACAGTTGGCTATGCACGTCAATATGCCTGTGATTACTGGTTTGCAGTTGCGTAAACCTGATACGGCTAATGAGAAGCGTGTGCCAGGTACTTCCGATATTGCTGGTAGCGATAAGTATGCTCGTGATGTTGTGGGTATTCTTTACATTATTCGCTCTCATGTTGAAGGTGATGACCCGATGTTTGGTGTTGGTAGTGAACTGATTTTGAAGTTAGATACTTCACGCTTCACCCCACCTGGTTCGGCTCGTTTTATTGCTGAAGATAAGTTTTCTAGGATTGTTCATAAGGAGTGGAGATAGTTGTTGCAGGATAATCAGGTTGAGTGTTGCCGTTGTGGGTTTAAGTGGGTTGTGAACGCTGAGAAACGTGGCAGGAAGGATTTGAAGTGTATTAGCTGCAGGGTGAAGCCTGCGACTACGATTCAGTACGGAAAACTTAGATGTACCCCACATCAGGGCAGTCTTGATGCTGATTTAAACCCTGTTGACGATAAAGGCAGAATCGTGTTGCCTGGGGTTAGGGTTTGTGGTCATAGGGATTGTGTGAACCCTACACATATTGTCAGCGATTAGCACTACAATAAATCTGCAACACAATAAAACAGAAAACATAACACTTACGCATTAGAGAAAGAAGATTCAAATGGCAGTTGTAAAAGTTTCAGGTAAAGTTTCAAAAGTATTCGGGGCATCAAATCAAGGCTTGTCATTAGTGGAGAGCTACAAGTCTGCTACAGGTGAAGACTACACTCGCACCTATACAGTTTGGTTTGCTGTAGCTCATGGCGTTGCTGAAGGTGCTGAAGTTACTGTGTATGGTCAGCTTTCAACCAAGATTGAAGATTACGAAGATCGTAACGGTCAGCCTGCACGTAAAGTCAAGTTGGACATCAACAATGCTCAGATTGATGCTCCACCTGCTCCACCAGTAACTAACGCACCGTTCTAAGTCATGCGTCAATGGATTGTAGGTTTTCTCTTTGGCCTACTTTTCATAACTAACGCAGTTTCCACAAGTCAACCCCTATCAGCCGTAAATGGTGTGGTAGGGGTTTTCTGCTGGCTGGTGATTATTCTTAATTATTATGGCAAGAAATAGTTTCAGCTTCACCGTCTTCGGTTATGAGCCCCGCCCACAAGGATCTAAGAAGTATGTTGGGTCTAGGCGTACAGCTGCAGGAAACAACATTCCCTTGATTATTGAAGCTTCACCTGGATTACCTGTTTGGCGTAAGGCTGTATCTGATGCTGTTGTTCAGGGGATGCAGGATTCAGGTGATCTAAGCAAGTTTGAGGGTGCTTTAAAGGTTGAAGCAGTCTTTTATGTGACTCGCAAGCCTACGGTCAAGAGAGCGTTTCCTACTGTCCCACCCGATGTAGATAAACTCGCAAGAAGTTTGCTTGACAGCTGTAAACCTGTTTGGGGTGATGACAGCCAAGTTGTACGCCTTGAAGTGTCTAAGAAGTATGCGACAGGTCAGCCAGGGGTGGCTGTGACTATCACTAATTACAGCGAATCTGTATAGTTTTAGCCTGTTTCTATGCAGGTAACAGATTTATAACAACTGCGACACGCCCAAGAAATAAAGTTGCATTATTTGACCTAAAACTGTCATACTTGCTATATCAATCAAAAGGTTGAGTTCGGACAAACAAAGGAACAGAAAATGAACAAAGAACTAACAGCATCACAGAAGCTACAAAACTCACTAGGCACAGTAACTGCAAAAATTTATGAGCAAGGTCTTACTGGAAGTCAGATTGCAATAGTCGAATTTATTGCAAACGTTACATCAAATGAAACAGGCGAAATCAAGAAGTCTTTAGACATTCTTTCAAAGATGATCTTGTCACTAAATGTTGATGAGCTGAAAAGCATTATTCGCCAGGTAGAAGAAAAGGTAGGTGCATGATGCAGACGGAACTATTTTTGAAAACTGTTGATGCTTACAAGGCTTGGATTGCTACAGGCATGAATCACAGAGAGTTTAGTGACTTGTATGAAGCGTGGGATGAAGCAGTTTGTGCTTACGCTAAGAGCATGGGGATTGCACGTAGATACGCTGCAGATCATGTTTTTGAAGCTGTGAAAGTTGAAGGTGTGTAATGAAAGTTTTGTTAGGTTTCATTATTCTTGCTGTGGTCACTGTGTCTGGGTTGTATGTTGCAGCGTTTATCTTCAATT